CCAAGGTGTAAGAGGACTACAGGGTATTCAAGGAGACATTGGATTGACAGGTTCCAAAGGTGCTCAAGGTGGTACAGGAGCCAAAGGAGACCAAGGTATTCAGGGTATTCAAGGTGGTCAAGGAGATATTGGACTAACAGGTTCTAAGGGTTCTGCAGGAACAAATGGTACGAATGGTGCTAGAGGACTTACAGGATTGACAGGCGCAGCAGGTACAGATGGCGCAGTTGGAAAACAAGGAATACAAGGATTAAAAGGAAACACAGGCTCTCAAGGTGGAACAGGTTCTAAGGGAGACCAAGGAATACAAGGAATACAAGGTGGACAAGGAGACATCGGTTTAACGGGTTCTAAGGGGTCTACGGGTTCTGCAGGTACAAACGGAACAAATGGTGCAAAAGGTGCAACAGGAGCAGCCGGAGGACAAGGGATTCAAGGATTAAAAGGAAACGCAGGAGCAACAGGTGGACAAGGTATACAGGGTATTCAAGGATTAAAAGGAGGCACAGGAACCGCAGGTACGAATGGAACTGATGGAGCGAAAGGAGATAAAGGCTTAACAGGTAACACAGGTGCTAAAGGAAACGCAGGTACGAATGGAACTGATGGAGCCAAGGGTTCAACAGGTGATGTAGGAGGACAAGGGATTCAAGGGATTCGTGGTGTAACAGGAACTGCAGGTACAAATGGTGCAGCAGGTGCTAGAGGAGCAACAGGTTCAACAGGACCTGCAGGTGCTAAAGGTAACACAGGTTCAACAGGTGGACAAGGTATACAAGGAGATATCGGATTACCCGGAAAACAAGGAGACCAAGGAGGTAATGGTGCTACGGGGTCACAAGGTATTCGTGGAGCAACAGGTTCGGCAGGAGCAAAAGGTAATACAGGTACGGCAGGAACTAATGGAACTAATGGAGCAAAAGGAAGTACAGGCTCTACAGGACCAACAGGTGGACAGGGGATACAAGGTATTCGTGGAGCAACAGGTTCGGCAGGAACTAATGGTACAAATGGAAATCCGGGAGCAACAGGTTCTAAGGGAGCGACAGGTTCTCAAGGTGCTACAGGTTCACAGGGACCTAGAGGTTTTACAGGTGCTTCAGGTGGTGGTTTTCTTGTAGCAGTTGATAAGAACGAACCAAGTCCTATCAAGTCTATGACTGTAAATACTGAAAACAGAAATCCTTTTGCAACAGTAGTACTAGATAACGGAGTGTCATTTATGCTTAGTGTGTATAATCCTTTTGACGAGCCAAAAAGATAAATAAGTAAAGCAAGGAAAATTTAAGTATCTTTGTAATATATAAATTTAATCAAATACATAACAAAATGAAAAAAGCAGTAAAAAAAGTTAAGATTCAAGAGAATGAATTGTTAAAAATTCAATCAATGATGAATGCATTTAATCAATTAAAAATGCAATTAGGAGATATTGAATTATCAAAAGTAAGTGTAATTGAAAATATAAATAAGTTAAAGGCTGACTATATGATGGTTGAAAAAGACTTAGCTAAAGTATATGGAGCAGATGCACAGATTGATGTAAAGACAGGAGAAGTATCTGAAAAACCAAAAGAACCTAAACTAGAAAAAATTAAGTAATGGCAAGAATAAGGAAGTACCCAATTGATGCAACACCAACAATAAGTGATAAGCTAATAGGAACAGACGTTGATAATGAAGACATTACAATGAACTATACTATTGGTGCTATTCTTGATTTGGCTCCTGCAGCAACAAGTGTACAACTTACTTCACCCAACGGAACTGTTTATCAATTAGTAGTTAGTAATTCCGGAACTCTTAGTACGGTAGCTATCGTATAATAAAAAAACAAAATGGATATAAGAAAAATTTCTGTAGGTCCTGATTATAAGTCGGGTGCTATGCATTACCTTGTAGGTCAGGACATCTTAAATGGAAACTTTCATATTCATTTGATACGAAAAGAGAAAGATTCTGTCTGTATTTACATTCAACAAAAGGATGAAATATTATTATGGAAAGAATTTAATTCTACTATGCCTATTTCTATAGAGTATAATATAAATTTCTAGTATGACTAACGAAGAGATGATTGAATCTATAGATGTTCTTAAGATTAAAAAATCTAAGACTGATGATTTTATTGAGCAAATGAGTATTGCTGATGAAATTCATAATATTGAAATGAAATTAAATGGAGTCAAGCCAACTGATTCGTCTATTGATTGTATTGGTTGTGGCTCATAAACTAAATTATGAAATCACCATTTGCGTTTATTGTTAAACCTGTAAGGGGTAAGAGATATAATAACACCAAAGATATAGGAGGTATTGAGTTCATTATCAGTACTTCCCAAGAAGACCACAAATATTCAAACCGAGAAGCTGAAGTAATATCACTACCATTAGGATACAAAGGTCCTATAGAGGTGGGTAATACTTTGTTGGTACACCATAATGTTTTCAAGTATTATAATAATATGAAAGGGAAACAAGTAAGTGGTAGAAGTTTTTTTAAAGACAACTTATTTTTTGTAGAGGACGAACAATTTTATATGTATAAAAACAAAGATGGATGGAACGCACACGACAAGAATTGTTTTGTTGCTCCTGTTGATGTTGAAGATTCGTATATCTATAAACCAATTTCTAACGAGCCATTAGTTGGCTTAGTTAAGTTTCCTAATAAATATTTAATTAGTAAGGGTGTTAATAAAGGAGATAGAATTTCTTTTCAACCCGAAAGTGAATACGAATTTAATGTAGATGGGGAAGTTCTTTATAGAATTTTTGACCATCAAATTACTATTAAGTTATGAGTCGGGAATGGGATTGGATGGATGATGAAGATTATCAAGACGTTCCAATAAAAAAAATCAAACGAATTAAGAATGAATTCAAAAGAAATAAAATTAAAAATAATAGAAGCAGGTTACAAGGCGGTGGAACAACTGATAAAGGTTTCGAAGGAAGCGATTATTAAACACGACCCTGAAGATGATATATCTGCGGATAGATTAAAGAATGCAGCAGCTACTAAAAAGTTAGCAATCTTTGATGCGTTTGAAATTTTAAATAGAATTGAATCAGAAAAAGAAGCATTAGATGCTATAGATAACGGACCAAATAGAACTGATACCAAACAAGGATTTGCAGAAAGAAACTCAAAATAATCTATACACATTACTTAGTGATGTTGTACCTAAAAATGTTCTAACAACTAAGAACAAAGCTAGGTCGTGGGAGTATGGGATTAGTGAGAAATATAACATTATTGTTATATCTAAAGATGGTACACTTGGAGATGTTGTTTCTATACAAGGACTTAGAATTGGATTACCTGCAACTCCGAAAGATTGTTTTAAAAAAGATAAGTCTAGTCCTAAACAATATTGGGAACGAAAAGATATTCCAAAACCTTTATCTAAAATTCAATCTATATTCCAATGGAATGATATGGCTACTGAATTTAAAAATCAATGGGTAGATTATGTCGAAGATGAATTTGTAAAAAGAGAAAAAGGACATTGGTTTTATTCTAATGGAGTTAAAACTTATATTACAGGTTCCCATTATATGTATCTTCAATGGACTAAAATAGATATTGGTTATCCTGATTTTAGAGAAGCAAACAGAATATTGTATTTGTTTTGGGAAGCTTGTAAAGCTGATAAGAGGAGTTTTGGAATGGACTACTTAAAAATTAGACGTTCAGGATTTTCTTATATGGGTAGCGAAGAGTGTGCAAACACAGGCACAATATCCAAAGATGCAAGAATAGGTATTTTATCTAAGACAGGTTCTGATGCAAAAAAAATGTTTACCGATAAGGTTGTTCCTATTACAAATAACTATCCATTCTTTTTTAAACCTATTCAGGATGGTATGGATAAACCTAAAACTGAATTAGCATTTAGAATACCTGCATCTAAGATTACTAAAAAAAATATGTTTGATTCTAATGACGATGAGTTATATGGATTAGATACTACAATAGATTGGAAGAACACAGATGATAACAGTTATGATGGCGAGAAATTATTATTATTAATTCACGATGAAAGTGGGAAGTGGATTAAGCCTAATAACATTTTAAATAATTGGCGAGTAACTAAAACTTGTTTAAGATTAGGTTCTAAAATTATAGGTAAATGTATGATGGGTTCAACCTCAAATGCTTTATCTAAGGGTGGAGATAACTTTAAAAAATTATACGAAGATTCTAATGTATTTGATAGGAATGCAAACGGTCAAACTAAAAGTGGGTTATATTCACTTTTCATCCCAATGGAATGGAATATGGAAGGGTTTATTGATAGATTCGGTATGCCTGTTTTTCACACACCAAGTGTTCCTGTCTTGGGAATTGATAATGAATTGATACATAAGGGTGCTATTAATTATTGGCAAGATGAAGTAGACTCTTTAAAGAATGATGCAGATGCATTAAATGAATTTTATAGACAGTTTCCTAGAACAGAATCTCACGCATTTAGAGATGAAAGTAAACAATCAATATTTAATTTAACAAAGATATATCAGCAAATAGATTACAATGATTCTATTATAATGGACCATCATCGTACTCGTGGTAGTTTTAGTTGGAAGAATGGTATAAAGGATACTGAGGTTATTTTTACTCCTGATACTAGAGGTAGATTTTATGTATCTTGGACTCCTGAGAAGGGAATGCAAAATAGAATTGAAAATAAGAATGGAATTAAACATCCGGGTAATAAACATTTAGGCGCATTTGGTTGTGATAGCTATGATATATCAGGAGTTGTTGGCGGTGGAGGTTCT